ATGACAATCACCAAATCAATCTAAATGCAAAAGACAATACAAAACGGGCGTTAGATCATGCGAACCGTCGTATGAGAGCCTTACCCGCAAACCGAACCACGCTTTTATTGGCAGATGGTCGATCGGCAGAGCGTACCGTAAGAAATGTGAGTCAGCGCGTTGATCGGTTACTGCCTACGAGAAGAGATATTGTGATTGCTGCCAATACAAATGGCTTTAATCGTCAATTGGCTCAAACGCAACGGCGTGTGAATCGTTACATACCGCCAACAGTAGATGTAACGTTTACCGCTCGCGATCGTGTGACGGCTATCGTTAATCGTATTTCCAACCGTGTGAGAACTGGTCTAAGTAAAGGCCAAGAATATGTTATTCGTGCTCGAGACGAAGCATCCAGAGTTGTTAACCGCGTAAACAATTTTGCTCGTCGATCGTTAAGCCGTGGATATACGGCGACAATTAGTACAATTGATCGTTTTACGACGCAAGCCAACCGAATTGCTTCAAGAGCTCGAAGTATGTTCTTGCGGACTTACAGCGCAACGGTTGGTCTTATCGATCGTGCAACACCAGGTATGCGACGTATTAGCAACTTTGCCAATAACAACCTACGTCGAACGTTTACGATTACGGTTAAGGTAGCGGATTTGGCAACTAGACCACTACGAAAAATTGGCTCTATGGCATCCAGTACAGGGGCTATGCTTGGATTTGGTGCTGGTACATATGGTGGGGTCATTGCACCATTACAAGCGCAAGCGCAACGTCAAAACATGACAACAGCATTTGAGACATTGCTAGGTAGTCGTGAGGCAGCGGTACAACGATTAGATGATCTAATTAGCTTCGCTGGTCAAACACCATTTGCAAGGGATGAAATTTTTGAAGCTTCACGAGTGCTTGAAATCTTCACCGGGGGTGCGCTAGCAGCTGGTGACGGTATGAAACTTGTCGGTGATATTGCAGCGGGTACTCAAAAGCCTTTTGCGGACGTTTCCTTGTGGGTTGGTCGTATGTACGATGGATTACAGAATGGTCGTCCTATTGGTGATGCGATGGCAGCCCTTCAAGAAATGGGGGCTATATCAGGTGCTTCTCGCGCCAAACTAGAAGAGTTGGCAGAAAGCGGAAGAGATATTTCAGAGATATGGCCAGAAGCCACAAAAGAGTTTGAACGCTTTGACGACATGATGCTCAAAATGAGTGATAACCTAGCAAACTTAACACTAGGTGCGAAATCATTTGTTAACAATGCAATCATTATGCCGTGGGGAGCAGGTTTAGCTAGCGTTGTTCAACCATCATTAGAAGCATTCCGTACTTGGAGAACGGAAAACGGACATGTAATTGCCGAGTTAACAAAGCAAATGGAAGTGGCAGGGCAAAACTTTGCCAAAGCAATTATGGATCCGATGGGTAAGACATTTGGATTTATTGGAGATCAGCTACAAATACTTTTTCCCGGAGAATTAACAAGCGAGTTACAAGAAAAATTTAAAGATGATCCTGCACTTGAAAAGCGATTTAAGGAACTAGATGCATACCGTGATATGACGCTTAAAGCACGTTGGGATATTGTTTGGGACAATACCATTGACGTTTTCGGTACCTGGTGGAATGAAGTAGGTGAACCAGGTCTTTTAAACATGGTTCAAAACGCCGGGTCTGCTTATGGCGGCATTTTAAACGGTATCATTACGGGCCTTTTACAAATCGATGATGATGCAACAGGTAACGTTTTTGTCGATGCTGGGGCAGCTGCAGGGCGTACTTTTATTGGTTCGTTCATTGAGGCATTTGATGCTATAGACATAGGAGCGGCAATTGGTAAAAAGCTGTGGGATGTAAACTTCACAGCAATAAAATCGAATGCTGGTAGAGTCATAGGAAAAGACGAATGGGTGACAGAAGGTGCTAATACCTCCGCGGCAATCGTAAATTTAGCAATTGGTGGAGTAGTTGCCTTAATAGCGAGTAAATTTTTACCTGCTTTAAAAGGCGCTGCAGGAGCAGTTAAATTTTTTGGTAATCAACTTAAAAAAATTAAACTCCCTACCTGGTTAGGTGGCGGTGGTAAAGGGCCTAAGCAGCCTAAGATACCTAAAACAACAGTTCCAAACAGCGTCCTATTGCCAAATCCAACTACAGCAGATTCACCAAATCGACGTTTCCCTCAAATCCCAGATTGGATGAAAAAAGTAGGCAAACGAGTACCGATTTTAGGAAGTTTGGTAGCTGGTGGAGCCATTCTGACTGGTGGGAAAGATAGTCTAGGATCAGGAATTGGCTCTTTAGTTGGTGGCATGGCTGGTGGAGCTGCAGCTGGTGCGGCAGTCGGTAGTGTTGTACCAGGTGTAGGTACTGTAATTGGCGGTACAGTTGGGGCCATCGGTGGTGCGATCGGCGGTGAAAAGCTTGGTGATTGGGTTCAACATAGTGGAATCCTTACGTCGATCAATGAGACGCTATTTAGTAAACAATGGTGGTCTGATAAGTGGAACGGGGTAAAAGAATGGGCATCGGATAGTTGGAGTGCTGCAGGCACAATTTGGGATGCTACTAAAACACTCATAGGAAATACGCTCTTTAGTGGTGATTGGTGGTCTAGCCAATGGTCCAAGGTTACTGATGGTGCAAAAGAAATGTATGAGGGCTCATGGATTGATCGCTCATTGTCGGCTATTGGGGATACAGTATTTAGTGGGCAGTGGTGGAGCGATCAATGGTCAAAAGTAACAGAGGGTACTAAGAGCTTATATGAGGGCTCATGGTTAGACTCTGCTGTAACCGCAATTAGCGATACACTCTTTTCAGCAGAGTGGTGGAGTGATAGTTGGGATGGTGTCAAACAACTAGCAAATCAATTCACTGATCCTGCTTGGTGGTCATTTACACTAGGTTATATTATAGGATTAATTGAGGAGACAATATTTAGCGGTGAATGGTGGAGCGCTAAATGGGACGAAGTTGTTTCCTATACCGCTAAACTATATGAGGGCTCATGGTTAGACGAAACGCTAACGAAGATCGGAGACACCATTTTTAACGGAGAATGGTGGTCAGAAAAGTGGTCCAGTGTTGTTGAGGGTGCAAAAGCGCTCTATGAAGACTCATGGATTGATAACACCATTAATGCCATTAGCGATACACTCTTTTCAGCCGATTGGTGGGGTGAGAAATGGGACTCTGTTTTAAACTGGTCATTTGAAAAAGCGATTGAAATTGGTGCTCTTGGATGGAAAATAGCAGAAATTGTATCTGATACACTCTTTTCGGCCGACTGGTGGAACGAAAAATGGGACGCCGTAAAAGAATGGACTCAAGGAAAATGGGACACTGCCTCAAGTATTTGGAATTCTATTACAGATAAAATAGCAAACACGGTTTTTAATACTGAATGGTGGAGTGAAAAATGGGATAACGTCACTGCTTGGGCTCAAGAGAAATGGGATGGTGCTCAAGTAATATGGGATTCTGTTAAAACTCGCTTAGGTGATACCATTTTTAGTGCCGATTGGTGGAGTGAAAAGTGGAGTACTGTTGTTGCTTGGTCGCAAGAAAAGTGGGATAGTGCCCAAGCGGTTTGGGACTCTGTTTCAAACGCAATCGGTTCTACAATTTTTAGCTCTGATTGGTGGAATGAAAACTGGTCAAATGTCACTGACTGGACACAACAAAAATGGGACTCTGCAACAGATGTTTGGGATAGCGTAACGAATGCAATTTCAAATTCCATTTTTAGTTATGACTGGTGGGCAGGCAAGTGGAACGATGTACTAGGATGGGGTAAAGAAATTTTAGGATCGATCGGCGGTTGGTTTAACAATAACTTTATCGAACCGTTTAAATCAGGACGCGATGCTGGTAAAAGATCAGGTAATCAAAGAACTGAGACAGCACGGTCGAACGCCGCATCCAATAGAACAAGAAATGTTGCGATGCCTGCAGGTGGAGCAACGCCTTACGCTAACGGTGGCATTATTAACAGACCGCACCTGGGCTTAGTTGGTGAGGCAGGACCAGAGGCGATCATCCCGTTATCGATGAACCGCCGTAGTCGAGCGCTTGATCTATACGAGCAAGCAGGTAGAGCGTTAGGGGTACGTCCATATGCTAATGGTGGTATTGTTGGCAATGTTGGTGGTGAATCCTCTCAAACGGCAGCCGCAAGCGCACAACTAACTCTTGATCGTGTCAGAGCAACAGGCTTGCAAAAAGAAGCAGAAGTTTATGGGAAACAATTTAGCGAGGCGATAGCTCAAGGAGCAAACAGCAATGTCATTTCTTTAGATGCATGGAAGCAGCGTAATATTGTAAGCCCAATGAACAATGTTGTGCAAGATGCGGTTGGCTTTGGTACTGGTATAGTGACCTCATTTTCTCGCGGTCAATTTGCAACACCAACTAATACTCAACAGCATTTAAACCAACATGTAAAGCGTCCGTTTGAAGTTATTCAGGGTGGCGCAAGTGCTCACGGATCCGGAACGATTCAAGGCTTTAGGGCGGGTCAGGATGCAACAGCAACAGGAACACAGCCATTTCTTCATACACAAGTGCATACGCCTTTTGATCAAACAAGAGCGAAAGGTAGCACATGGGGCAGTGGTCTAGCGATTGAATTTGCTCAAGGGTTGCGATCGAATGAAGCGCAAGTAAGAGAAGCTGCAAAAGTATTAGCGGAAGCTGTAGAGGCTACATTCCGTAAACAACTTGGCATTCACTCGCCGTCACGAGTCATGATGAGTCTTGGTCATTACGCAAGTGTTGGTATTGTAAAAGGTCTTGGATCGGTGGATCTTGAGAAGTTTGCAGCTGACCAAATGAAAGGTTTAATTGGCACCTATGCAGCTGGAATGCCTAACTTTGGTTCCTCGTTCCGTTTAACATCCGGATTTGGCCCGCGTAAATCTCCAGGTGGAATTGGCACAACCGATCATAGGGGTGTGGACTACGCTGCACCTATAGGCACTCCAATACCTGCTCAAGCAGGTGGTATGGTGTCGTTTAGCGGATGGCAAAACGGCTTTGGTAATATCGTTAAGGTTCGTGGTGCAAATGGTATGGAGTACCTTTATGCTCACAATAGCCGTAACCTTGTAAGAGTAGGCGATATGGTTACACCTGGACAGAACATTGCTCTTGTTGGATCAACGGGAAATTCGACTGGTCCGCACGTACACTATGAGATTCGTCGCAATGGTACAGCCATTAATCCGGCTGCATTACAGCAATATGCAAACGGCGGGTTGATTACTCATGATCATATTGCCCGTGTCGGTGAAGGTGGTCGGAGAGAGTGGATCATACCTGGTGAGCGTGGCATAAGAGGGCGCTATCTATTAGGTCAAGCTGCTAATGATTTAGGGATGCAAGTTGTAGACGATGATTACGAAGTACCAGAGAACGTTGCCCAACAGCTAGGGCTATCACCTAAAAAGAGTTCTAACGATCCCCAAGCATCTTCTTCAACTAGCAACAATCATCAAGAATTTAATCCAGTTATCAATGTATATATTACTGGCGACAATAACTATCATAATGATACGGACGCTGATCTATTAATTTCTAAGTTGAAGAATGAGCTTGTATCTGTTTTAAGAAATATGCGTACTAACTACTCGCTGGGGGTGCATGATGGCTAAATCAAAGTATGAAATATGGCTCTCTCAAGGATCGGAGAAACTTAGGTTGCCCGTACTCCCAGAAGCCATTAAATTAAGCGGCAATATGCAAAGCGACTCTGTAGAAGTAGATAAGTTAGGGGAATTGACGTTTATAAAACAGCAGGGGTCAAAGCAAATAAGCTTTGACTCTTTTTTTCCGTTACAACGTGGTCCCTATTGCGAATACAACGGCTTCCCTTCACCAGAGAATTGCATACAACGTATTGAAAAATGGCGAAATAAGAATGAGCCAATTCGAATAATTGTGACTGGTACTAAGATCAACTTTAACTGTAGTTTAGAAGCGTTTGACTGGTCAGAGGGTGAAAGTGGTGTTGGTGATCGTGATTATTCTATATCGCTGAAAGAGTATAAAGTGGCGACACCTCGAAAAGTGAAGGTCAAAACGAAGCCTGCACCAGCACCAGCAAAGCGGCCGGCAAAGAAGCCAGATCGTTTTCACATAGTAAAACGTGGTGATACGCTATGGGCCATTGCTGGAAAGAAATATGGTAGAAGCTTGGACTGGCGTAAAATATGGAATGCCAATCGTGCCATAATGATTAAAAGGGATAGCAGAAATAATAGACAGCCCGGTCATTGGATTCATCCTGGACAGAGGCTTGTTATTCCGGCGTGAAGGGTGATTGAGAATGATTGAATTATGGAAGGTTAAGCCTAATGAACGGCTTGAATTGGTTGTAGAAGGTGAGCTCAAATGGGAAGGGAAAAGGTATCAAGCACCACGTAAGATTCAAGCGACTATCGTTACTCAACAAGGTAAAGAATCCTACTACAGCGTAGATGAGGGCGATACTGTTCTTTTTAAGTGGAAAGGTAAGGAACTGTTTAGGGGAACAGTATTTAGTCGTATACCAAGAGCCAATACGCTTTTTTTTGAAGCGTTGGACTTGCTTACGTATTTAGTTCGTAACCAAGATGTTTACGTTTTTACTAATCAACGTGCGGATCAAATTGTGCAGCGTATTTGTAGAGATTTTAGCATCCCAATGGGAACGATCGCTAGTACACGTCACGTCATAAAATCTTTGCTTATTACGCAACAAACAAGCTTATATGACATTATCCTAAAGGCTTTTAAACAAACAAGAGATCAAAACGGCCAAAATTATCAGCTGCATTCCCGTGCCGGCAAACTTCATCTAAGAGCTTGGCCGGATCCGTCGGAGATTTGGGTACTCGAAACAGGTGAAAAAGGTAATATCATAAGTTGGGAGTACAGTACGTCGATAGAGGAAACGGCAACGAGGGTTAAAATGACGAGAGAATCCGATGGTAAAACGATTACTGCCACGGCTAGAGACAGCAGCGGAGCAACTAAATTTGGTGTCCTGCAGCACACGGAAAGTGTATCGGATGATCTTAACCAGGCACAATTGCAAAGACGCGCAGATAACAAACAGCGTGAATTAAGAGGCGTACAGAAAAAATTACAAGGTATTCAAGTGGTGGGCATTCCGGATGTAACGTCTGGGATGCCTGTTAGTGTTAAGATACCTGAAATCAAGCTTAATAAGACGCATTGGATTGACTCTGATTCACATTCTTTTAAGGGCAACAAGCACTTAATGACGCTTGACATTGTAGAACACAACCGGATACCAGGGGTGAACTAATGGCACTAGAAGAAGAATTAAAAGGACTTCTGCAAACCTTTTTTAAAGGACAGGAAGGTACAAAGCTTATTGATGCCAGGATAACAAGCGTGAATCCTGTATCTATTAGATTGCAGGAAAATGCTAAATTGACGATACCTAGTTCCCTTGTGACGGTACCGCGTCGTTTGCGATCAGGTGACGATGCTTTAAAAACCGGTGATAAAGTGATGGTCATTAAGCAAGAGGGAGGACAGTCGTTTTATGTATTGGATGCTATTTAAGGAGGCTATGAATGAGTATTTTGCCGGAACTGCACTTTGCAGAGGACGAGGAAACGGAAGAATTAGAGCTCGAAACCTCTGTGACTTACGCAATCGACTTTGAAACCGGACGTATTACAACCAGTTTAATCGATGGCTTAGAAGCTATTAAACAATTTGTCAACCTATCATTGCGAACAGAGCGTTACGCTTATCCAGTTTACGATCATGATATAGGTAGTGAGCTAAGAGAAATTTTGATCGACGAAACCGCAAGCGATGCGTTTAAAGAAATGGAAATACCCCGTGTAATTGAAGAAGCTCTTGTTTATGACGATCGCATCGATGCTGTTACTAATATAGACGTTCAAAAGCGCGGCGATTCTTTCTTTATTTCTTTTACTGTGGAGTGCGTAGAGGGAATTTTTGATGTGCAGGAGGTGATAGGAAATGGAGAGCTTGGCGAATAAAAGCTATAACGATGTAATAACGCTTTTGCAAGACCAACATTTTGAGAACATTATGGATCGAATGTTGGACCGTGTACCCCCTAATATTGATAAGAGACAGGGAAGCGTAATTTATAATGCCCTAGCCCCTGCAGCTGCCGAATTAGCGCAAGCCTATGTTTGGTTAGAAAGTAGCTTTGATTTGGTCTTTGCAGACACAGCTATGGGTGAGTTCTTAGACAAAAGGGTGGCTGAATCCGGTATTGAGCGCCAACCGGCTACAAGAGCAGTATGGCAAGCGGAATTTGATACGAACGTGCCGGTAGGGTTTCGCTTCTTTCTTGATTCTCACAATATCTATTTTGTTTCGCTAGGCAATGGTCAGCTACAGGCGGAAACAGCCGGAGAAGTCGGGAACGCTACATCGATGAAAGAAATTGATTTGCAACCGCTTGAGACTATTCCCGGCTTAACTGTTGCTCACTTAACAAGTCTACTCGTCCCAGGCGCAGAGGAAGAAGATGACCACAAGCTTTATGAACGCTATCAAGTCCGTGTACGACGGGAAGCTGTGAGTGGAAATAAAGCTCATTACAAGACATGGGCAGAGAGCGTAGAAGGTGTGGGGAAGGCAAAGGTTTTTCCATTAGCTTTAGGTGAGGGTACGGTCAAAATCGTTATTACAGACTCAAGCATTGAGCCTGCAACACAAGCTTTAATAAATGTTGTACAACGCTATATTGATCCCGTTGAGGGTCGTGGAGAAGGAGAGGCACCAATTGGCGCTAGGGTAACCGTTGTAAGTGCTGATTGGCGAGACATTGACATAACAGCTCGTATTACGCTTGAGAATGGAAGAACTATCGAAGAAGCCAAGAATGAATTAGAACAGGGCATACGGG